TTCCGATCTGCGATTCGTAGCCATAGGGCATGTCATGGGCTTCTCGAGGATGCGGACATAGCGGCCAAGCACCATTTTAGGGATTTTGGGAGAGTACATGAGCTTGACGGCAACAAGACCAGCGCGGCGAAGGTCGGTAATGATATGACTGATACGCGACATGGATTTACCCATCATCTCTGCAAGGCTTCGATTGTTCGCCCAGCATGAACCTGTTTTTGCGGAAAGATATTCAATTCTCTCGAACAGCAATACATGTGTGGATGTCATTTTGATACCGTTAATAGTGTCGTTCGGTTTGAACTTCATGTTGTACCTCCATTTTTAATAAAAAAATAAGCGTCCAACACACCTTTTTGGTGCATCAGACGCTCTTGTTTCTTGAATCAGATGCTAGACTATGTTATAATAGTCGTAGATAGTTGATGAAACAGGTGTTGTCTATTTATTTTGTTTCACCGACTTGCGTAGCTGAGTGGTGTGAAGATTACCAGCCGCGCTCGCTCTACTGGGTGGTGTAAAGGTAGACCAGTAAAGCCGCTTCTAAGTGACGCCAATCACTTGGGAGCATTTTTTTTGTTCAATTTTCAAGGAAATGTGGATAACGCTGTGGATAACTCGTGCTTCACAGATTGCTACCTACGTCTTATATGATAACTCGCTAACCCTTATGTAGTCAACGCTTAAAAGCAAATATTTACACAAAAGGTTCGGTATATTACTGAGTATTACTCAATGATATTTTTTCTTGACGTATCGCTTATAGTGTTATACAATGTGAGCGTAGATGATTTTTGCTTATCGAGAAGGAGGAATTGCCATGATTTCTATCGACGTAGGATTCGGTAACACTAAGGTGTATGACGGCGAAACCTTAAACGTGTTCCCCTCTATCTATTACCGCGCCAAGGCAGCCGAAGCCGTGAACGACCCAAGAGATATGCTCCTTGAACTTGACGGTGAAAGGTATCATGTTGGTATCACAGCCCTGCATAAAGGTGGGGAGTCACAGATGGAGCGTCACAACCTCCTCCGTCACAAGCTCTTCATTCTCTCTGCGATTTGCGCTACAACGAGAGGGGATTTCTCCGATAAGGTTCTTCTTGGTCTTCCGATTAGCGACATGGAGACGATGAAGGAATCTGTTGAAGGATTGAAAGGCGTATACCACGTTATTTTCAACGGAGAGACGCGAGAAATCAACATCACGGCTATTAAGGTATATCCCCAGTCAGAAGCCGTATACAACCTCCTAGAGCGTCAGGACGAGAATATCAGAGACAAGGCAATCGGTATCATCGACGTGGGACAGAAAACAGTTGACCTCGCCTACTACAACTACGGCACGCTTGATGATGATAGGTGCGGTAGTCTCACAAAACTCGGTTGCAAGTCGGCATACCTTGACATCCAGAAAGCGCTTAATCGTGTCTGCGACATCGATACTGAGTGGTATCTGGTATCTAAGTTCTTGAACCGCGAAGCAATAGAAGAAGATAAGAATCGTGCGTTTGAGGACATGGCGCGTAAGATTCTGAGCGCAACCAGTAATCTTGGATGGAACTACCATGAACTCGATGCAGTATACCTTATCGGCGGCGGTAGTTCTTATGTTGAGCCGTTTGTAAAAGAGCATGTAAAGGTTCTTACTGGAGAGAGCGAAAAAGTTATTATTCCGTCTAACCCAGTATTCGCGAATGTGAGGAGTTACTACGAGGGGGAATTGAAATGAGCAAGAGAGTCTCAGTAGTATTTCCTGGGCTTATCGGGGACTATGTGGAAAAACGCATGAACCAGCTCGGTCTTACTCCTAGTCAGTTCCTTCATATCATGGTTATCAGGGACTTAATCAGACCGTTGACCATTGAAGAAGCTGGCATCTTGAGCATCGGCGTAGGTCGTATGAAGTCAGGCGGCAGTGCGGAACAGGTTATCGCTGGACTTGCCCCACTATTCGAGAGAGAAGGTTACTCCAAAAAACAGGAAGAGGAAGAACCTTTAGGAGACGATGACGTAAAGAAAGTGGTTAGCGACATCCTCTCCGAGCCAATCCCAGAACCGCCAAAGGTAGAAGAGCCAAAACAGACCGTAGAGAAACACCAAGACGAGCCTAAGATGGGGAATATGACAGGCTACATCTGAAAATAGGCAAAAAAATAAGGGGACTGCGAAAGCAGCCCTCTTTTTATAGTTTATTTTTTCTTTTCATCGGATATAAAGCGAATACGGCTTTCTCAAGGTCAGACGCAAGGTTTTTCTCCGCTGCTTCTTTTTCCAGCCGTAATTTTTCCTCGATTTGTTTCTTCTTATAAGCGGCGTAACCCCTTACGAGATAGTCGCGCCCTTCTCTTGTGTGAATCCATTTTTCCACATCAGCAGGGAGTGTAACAAGTTGTTCAGAAACACTAGCTTCACCTAACAGCGTATCGACAGGGATATTCATGCCCTCTGCGGCTTTGATGATGTTTTTGAGATAGACACGGCTACCCTTCATCGCTTGTAGGTATTGTGGTTTCCAGCCAATGCTACGGCAAAACTCGGCGGCAGAGATTTTATGCTGCTTGGTATATCTCTTAATAGTCTCGAACAGATAATCTCCGCTAATGTGTGTTGACTTACTATTATTTACCATTCGAACACACTCCTTACCAATAAATAATACAATGTGCAATCGCATGTTATCAGTACATATAATTTTTACTTTGTCCTAGTATAAAAAGCAACGAAATTTATTTATTCAAATATGATAGTATGCTTTTCTTTCATAACTAGTTAGATAACATCGTAGAGCGTCACAAGACTCTATTTACATTATATTGAATAGCAGGAGAATCCGCAAGACCTAAATCATGCTAGTTAATATTAAATAATACTCCTAAATTTGTTGCCAACAACAGACATCCGATAGATTTTATTCGTCTCGATTGGTACATAAACACTATTGAACATTACCATATCGTGCTGAGTTCCATCGGGACATTCCAGAGTAAAGAACATCATAGGCTTACCGTTTTTCTGTTTCCAATGTTTGATACGTCGCACAACACCGAGAACAATACGGACACGTTTGTCTTGCTCATCGGGAGCCTGATATTTACTTGTATCATAATCAGCGAAAATATCTTCAAAGGTCATGCCGAGCACTTCCAGCTCTCCAGCCTTGTAATCATAGTCTTCGTCGGTATTCTTAACCTCTTTGATTTTCTGTTCGATGTCCCAATACTTAGAGCTGTAATCAAGATACTTCTTATGAGCTTCTTTCTTCTTCTTCGTACCGTCTTTCGCTGTCTCATAGATAGCCTTATTCTTCTCGATTCGCTCTTTCACGGTAGAAAGCTGTCTGTTCAGCTTGTCAAGCGTGCCGCTCTGGTATACATCCTGCAAGAGTTCACTCCTGTCACCGAGGAAGTCAAGTGCTCCTGCTTTGATAAGATTTTCTACCTTGTCCTTTGGGAGTTTCTTATAGCTCTGATAGTCAAGAGGAACAGGAATATCGCCAATGCCAGAGATATAGTTAATAGCCATTCTGATAGTTTTATCGTCAACCACTTCCCAATCACAGGTATGTGAACGCGCATCGGGAGGGAGAATCTTGATACCGTGCCGACGAGCGTCATTGACATATACTAGAAGGTCTTCCTGTTTGTCTCCGTTGTAGGCGTTGAGATAGGCACAAAGGAACTCAGCAGGGTAATGAGCCTTGAGGTATGCCGTCTGATAGCAAGTATAGCCGTAAGCCGCGCTGTGCGATTTGTTGAACTGATACGCCGCCGCATTGGACAACCATTCTGCCAACTTTTGAGCGACATCTTGACTTACACCACGTTTCTCGCAATCATTCACAAACTGAGGGACAAGTTTAGCCATCTCCTCTGGAATCTTCCTACCGATAGCACGACGAAACACATCTGCTTGACCAAGGTCATACCCTGCCATAGCCTGTACAATCTGCATAGCCTGTTCCTGATAAAGCATGACACCATAGGTATCTTTCAAGCAATCCTCTACCCAAGGATGGATGTATGTAAACGGCTGTCCTTTTCTCCGATTCGTAAACTCATCAACCATGCCGCTCTGAATAGTGCTAGGACGATACAATGCCACCAACGGAACAATATCGAACACATTTTGAGGTTTGATGTCTTGAATGATTTTCCGCATACCACCAGACTCAATCTGAAAACATCCGAGAACATCATCATGGTTCAGCATATCGAAGGTAGCCGTATCTGTGTCAGGAAGGTTGTCTACGTCCACAGACGCGCCGTAACGTGCCTCCACCATCTTACAGGTGTTATCTATCACGTCAAGCGTTTTAATGCCCAGAACGTCCTCTTTGAGTAGTCCCATGGCTTCGAGGTCGTGATACTCATAGGCACACACATAGTCTTCTCCCTGTTTCTCAATAGCACACCACTCCGTAGGGTCACTAGAAAAAAGCATGACAGCACTTGCATGACAGCCATAGTTTTGAATAATGCCAACATACTTCATCGCAAGGTCTTTCAAACGCTCATCGGTCTGTTCTTCAATGGTCTTAGGAAGATTGCGAATCGCAGAAGGTTCATAGCCAAGACTTCTAGCCGCTCTTTGAATTGCCGCACGCTCCCCCATCAGTCCAAAAGTGCGAACGTGATATACCTCGTGATACTTGTCTACAAGATATTGGATAGCATCGCCGCGCCTACTGTTGGGAACATCCGTGTCAATATCTGCGCTCGAACTTCTTTTGTCGTGTGCAAACCTTTCAAAGATAAGCCCGTACTTGATAGGGTCAATGCGAGTAATGTCCATGAGGTAAGCAACAAGACAGCCACCGACACTACCACGTCCGATACCCGTCCTGATACCGAGGTTGTGACATCCTCTTACAAAGTCCTCTGTCATAAGCATGTAGTTCGTATAGTCAATCTTATCGAGAACCTTGATTTCATGGTCAATCTGCGCTTTGTACTTGGGATATTCTGACTCAGGAACATGACCGACAATCTTCTTTTTGAACCCATCCGCTACTAGCTTGCACATCTGAGAGAGGGGCGTTTCGCCGTCAGGAACTTCAAAGACAGGATAATGTTTTTCTCCAAAAGGAATCTCTACCTGCTCACACTTGTCCGCTACACGCTCAGTTTCCTCGATTAGCTCATCAGCAATAGTGCCGTCAAGGTAGCTCAGAGCATCGCGTGCTTGCTGTTCGGAATGGATATAGTAATCGTCAGTCTGATAGTAAGTGCTGTCTTCGTCGATACCGAGCCATTTCCTATGTGTGTCCGCTTCATCTTTGTTGACATAGTGAGAGTCCTCAGTAACATAAGCAGAGATACCTAAGTCCGTGGCGAGGTCAAGCATGTTCTGGTTATACTTCTTTTGCTCTTCATCTGTACCGAGCTGCAATTCAACATAAAAATCCTCACCAAAAACATCTTGGAAGGTCTTAGCACGGTCATAGGCAAGGTCATAGTCCCACTCGTCACCGTTTCGCGGATTGAGAAGACCACCCATGCAAGCAGAGGAAATAATCAGACCTTCTTTATGAGCGATAATATCCTCGGTAGTGAGCCGCATTGTGTAGAAGAAATTATCAGGTTTATTTCCCTTGTCACCATATCCAATCGTTGCTAATCGGAGAAGATTATGATAGCCTGTCTCGTTCTTAGCAAGTAAGATAATATGGCAACTAGCCTTTCTGTCTTTGACGTAATAGTTAGGAACCCAGTACCCCTCCATACCAAAGATAAACTTGATAGATGTACCGTGCTCCTTGTTGTACTTCTTTGTCTCTTTGTACGCCTCCATAAGACCGCTCGTCGTGCCGTGGTCTGTCAGCGCCCAAGCAGTTTGTCCAAGCTCTCCGATTCGAGAAACCATCTCTGGAATTTTAGCAATGGCATCTCTCTTTGAGTAATGACTGTGCCTATGTAACCCTACGAACATTTCAACCTCTCCTCCGCAATCTCAAAATACGCATCATTCTGCTCCCAGCCGATATAGTTCCTGTTTGTATTCTTAGCCGCAATAGCCGTTGTTCCACTACCTATAAATGGGTCAAGAATTACATCCCCTTCGTTACTGTATGTCTTGATGAAGTATTCACACAATGAAACAGGCTTCTGCGTAGGATGTAGAGTCTTGCTAAAGGAAGGTCGCCATTGAACTTTTAGAACGTCGCGAGGGAATCTTGTACCAGTAGGGTTTTCACTACGGAAACGTTTCATCGCGTTATAGTTACTACTATTTCTGTCTGTCAGCCCACACCGATACGGCTTACCGTGCCCCATAATAGGGTGATAGACAGGCAACTTATCGTAGAACACTAATACATTCTCGTGACACTTCATAGGCATCCGACGAGCATTTAGAAAACCTGTTGAGTTCGCTTTCTCACAAATCCATTCATATCGGAACATCTTAGGATTGGACATAACTACCGTTGCCGTGAATGGCATCTGAGTGAAAATGAGAATGGCAGAATTTTTCTTTGTCACCCTCTTAATTTCCTTCCAGAACGCATCCATATCAACAACCGTGTCCCATTTATTTCTTGTCGTGCCGTAAGGAGGGTCGGTCAACACCATGTCAACTGAATTATCAGGCAGAATCTTCATTCCCTCGATACAGTCACCGTGATAGATAATATTCTTTTCCATACAAAAAAAGAAGGAAGCTCTCGCTCCTCTCAGCAGACAACCCCGATAGCAGAGTTGAATCCGCACTTATATCCCCTTGTCGCTGCCTTGAGGGCCTCTTGAGCCTCGTGCAACGTTTTATAGCGTCCTACATGGTGCTTCTGCCTTACACCGATACCGACACGCCATTTACCTCTTTCCGTATCAAACCAAATCACGCCATCTTTACGCAAACAAATCTCTCCTAATCATCTTCATGTAGCATCTCATACATACGTCTCCACCTTCTGCCCTGTCTGCAATTCTTCCACGCTCCATCGCGTTTCCAAGGGTCACCAGTACACTTACCGTTTACCCAATAGATACAGGCAAGACAGAAACACCACTTGTCGCAAGCGTTCTCTATACACCTACGACAGAACCGTTTCAACGCACAACTAAACATATCGCATCAACTCGTTTTTAGACCCCCGAAGGGGTACAGTATATTTTGTCAAGGAATCATAACTCCACCGATAAGACCAATGCCAGCACCGATGAGGAACGATTCAAACGTCTTTTTATGACGCTTTTTAGCTTCGTCCTTCTTCACTTGCTGGACTTCTTTATCTTTCTGCTCGGTGAGTGTCTTTGTATTCTGTTCCACGGCAATTTGTACTTCACGTTCAACGATGGGAGTCACGTCGAGAGTAGTCTTACTAGACTGTTCCACTTTCAGTTTACCCTTATCAAACTTCTGCGTCTCGTTGTCAAGAGTATCAAACGCCGTCTCTTTGCCGTTGTAGTTAATTACCACTTGCGGCTTATCGGAGCGAATCTCTACGTCAGCGTCGTTAGGAGTCTCCTTCTGGACGTACTGAATAACAGATTCTTTCTGCGATTCGACAGGGATTTTTACCTCTTTGACCTCAGTAACAACCTTGGGAACTTCCACTCGATTAGCACCGTATTTCTTACACGCTTGCCATCCACACATGAAAGAGATAGCAAGGAGAGAAACAATGATGATGCCATAGAGCACCTTATCTTTGTTCTTCCAGACAATACCGAGAAAACCAGTAGCCTTATCCTTGATTTCCTGCTTATTCATAGATAACATCTGCATCAAACTCCTTATCGCCAATGATAGCCTTGTCCGTGTACTGCCACATGAAACCCTTGATACCGTCCGTACCATCATCGTCAGCGGTAGGGTTATACCCATTCTTCCACGCAGCGTTCCACACAGCACAATCAAGCGACTGCCAATCAATGTAGTTGTTCAGCCATCCCTCCGAAGCGTATACACCGCAATCAAGTGGGTACATACAGTTGAGGAAAGCGCGGCAGATACCTGTCACATTATCGCTAGAGAACTCAAACCCATGCCTAGACTTATAACCGTCCGCATCCTCCATGTCATAGAAGATAGGCAGCTCGAGGAGCACTCCAGCTCCTGAGATTACCTCCTTACAGTTATCGGCTTCAATCGTTGCTTCATACGGCGTAAGTCCATATCCATAGTGATAAGCGCCCACTTGCAGACCTACCGCATGAGCACCGTTCACATTTTCGAGAAACCTATCGTCGCGGCCTGTCTTGCCATAGGAGCACCGTACAATAGCGAAATCATACCCTGCATCCTTCACCGCTTGCCAATCGACAACACCGTTATTCTCTGAAACATCAATACCATATCTCATATACCATTCCCCTTTAACTCCACCAAAGAAACATGCCTAACACAATGCAGACCACGATGATAAGCGGCATAATCTTCCCAATCAGAATTAAGGCAAGTAATGCCCAAAATGCACCGATGGCGAAAGCATAGTAGACAACACAAAGAACAAACATACAGAACATAGAAAGAAACCAAAGGACGGCTTTTTCAGCTTTCCTTCCCATCTCTTTCAGCTTCTCGATATGAGGAATCTTGTGAAACAAACTCTTAATCTTATCCATGAATTACCTCCTTACAGGTGGAGCACCGTTAGGACTGTTCAACTCACTATCAATCCGATACTTGCCGAGAGACTGTCTGACAAGACCATAAATAGAAGGGACAGCGCCGATAACACCAAGTAGCCCCTGCCAACAGCTAGACAGCTCGAAGTGATACCCACAAAGACCATTAAGCCAATAACCTACCAGCCAAGAAGTACCCACGCACATGAAAAACAGCCCCCATAGGATAGCCATGAGAGCTGCACATGTATAGACATTGTTTCTCACCCAATCGGCAGTAGCCAATGCCTTGTTCTTTAGCTTTTCAAAAACCAATGACAAATCTGAGCAGAGTTACGATAAGAGCACCGCCACCAGAAATAATAGCCCAGAAAGCCGTGTTCTTATTCTTCTCAAGCTCACCAACCCTCCTTTCAAGGTCGCTCATCTCAGAACGATAGACTTCCTTCGATGGGTACAGACTAGGTAAATCAGACTTTAAGTCATTGAGACTAGCAAGAATCTCCGAAGACTGTTCCTCTAACCTTTTCAGCCTGTACTCAAGCGTTTCTTGTTCCAATCAATCACCCTCTTATCATCAAAGATACCTGACCGTCTATATATGTTCCACTTTCGTTTTTGAGGTACACAGTACACCCATAGCGCGTTATATTCTTTATTTCAATCGTGCCACCTGTATACGATGGGAAAATGCTAGGAGTTTTGAAGTAGAGATTATCGAAAGCAACATCTGTGCCGCTTGCCGTGACATCAATGACCTGTGTCTCTTCTTGGATTGGTGCAACAATCTTTAATTCTGCCGCATTACAATAGCCATTAATGAGAATACGGAACTGGATGTATCTACAATCTATCTTCTTCGCCGTGTAATCTTCCCACTCTCCGTAGGAATCAGAGCCATAACGCATCTGGGCGCGACAAGTGCCTTGCAAATCGAGGTAGGGAATTATCGTATACACATCATCAAGGTCAATTCCATCACACTCACACACCGCATAGGAGGACGTAGGAATCGAGGAAAGCTCTCTTTCTGTGGAGAAGTTCTTACGTTGCCATGTAAAGTGGTCGTTGTTGGTAGTTCTGAGAGAGTCAAACTCTTTAATAGAGGGTATTGCCAGTCTGCGAATCGAAGAGAACTCATAAGAAAATCCTCTGCTCGTCTTTCTGAGGGCATCGTTGTCTGCATACTCATAAGAAACCATCCTACGAATTGCAACATAGTCATCCGAAACATTGAGCCTGTCAGTATAGAGCGCTCTCGATAAGTCAGAATCACTAGATACACCGACTGTTGAACGCACACAGGTGTCATAATCATCCTTGACATTGACTCGGGGGTTGAAATCCTTAGTGAACGACCAATAGAGGGACATATTGTTTTTGTTGCCGCTCTCATCGTAGACAGTCCAAGGAATCGACGTTCTATCTTTTGTATCTGAGTTAAACTTATCAAACCTAGCCAGCGAATCGGAAGGAATCTTGTTAAGTTCATCGTCCGTCAGGGAACGCTTAAATACTTGCAGTCCGTAAAGATTGAACTGTGTATGGCTATTTCCGTCATAGAACGCACCAAGGTAGGTAGTGGAATCACACACGCCACGGCTTTGAGGTAACTCTACTGGCAGCTTCTTTCCGTCGCAGAATAGCTCCAGCCTTGTTCCTGTCGCCCTCAGAATGATTCTATGCTTTTTACCATCGTTGACGCGGACACCAGTATTGTATACATAATCGCCGCCGTTTAACCGCTGTGTGTATTTATAGGCAACCCTCCGATTAGCGTCATAGTCAATAGAGACAGGAATTGCCTTTCGGATAGTTCTGTCCGTATCGAGAAAACAGGAAACAGACAACACTTTATGTATCTTCGTGTCATATTCTGCTGTCCTTCCTGTGTATTTCACAAAACGACTAGCATCAAAAGAATCAGATACGAAAGTGAGTGTTTTTGTTTTTCCGATAAGGTTGATGTTTGAAAAATCTCTATTTGCTCCACCTGTGGTATTTTTAGAGAGGATGCGATAATAGGAACTTCCCCCTGTTTTTAGAGGTACGACAGTTGGAGTATTACCGCTGCACTTGAACGAAGCAATATCAGTATATGTCACGCCATCCGAAGAGCTTTGAATAACGGCATCGCTAGGAGGGTCGGAATCATTACTCAAGAAAATAGCAGTTGTAAGTGAAACAGGTTCTTTGATGAAAATATCTAAATATTGACCATTGTTTATCCTGTTCATATACGAGCTGTAACTTGAATCGAAAGCACAGTATGGGTCACTTACACCACTAGAACCTCTTACCGCAAAATTATCAACACCCCAGTTACCATTGGAGGACAGAGCAGGGTTATACCAAATGCCGTTTTCGTCTATTTTCTCGTCTGAAATGGTGAAATTAGAGAGTGCGTTAGCTCTTTGCGAATAATTATCACCGCCGCCTGTACACGAAAAGGCAATAGTCGTTACTTTTAGCCCCTTGAGCCAAGAATAGGTAACTTTATTGATATAGACACCATTTAGCCAAAGTTCCGCTGTTCCGTCTATCGTGCTGAAATGGATATACACATGATTGATACCTGGATGCCCATTGATACCAGAATCACCGAAAGTGAAGTAATTATTATCACTACCACCAACAAGTGCAGTTGTAGGTCTGTCGATAGAATTTTCATTCAAAGAAACAACATGCCAAAACCACGAATCACACCCACGATGAGTTCCGTATGTGTAAAAGTCGTAGCTAATCCAATACTCACTACATGATGGAACGTTCTTGGTGATTTTATTGGCAAAACCGACGTTTAAGGCCGTGCCAGTAATAGTTTTGTACGAGTCTGTAATTACAACATAGCTATTGTGGACATCAAAGAAGTCTGCTTCTCCTTTTGATTTATAGAGAAAACTCATTTAAGCACCACCTCTCCACTTCCACCAAGACCGCTATACAGGTACAACATACCATTGTCTATGCCAATATTAAATTCACCACTCACAGTGCCGTTCTTAGTCACGTTTAGGAATGTTTCCCTTCTCGAATAGTCCTTGCTCTTCGTATCTTGCGAATCGGAGGAATCTATATCCATGACAACAGTAAACTCAGTAGCGTCTTTCAGAATATTTCCCATCGTTGCATAGGACACTTTTCCGTCGAATTGTACCTTTGTCTCATAGTCAATATCATGGATTTCTCGAACAGCATCATAGTTTGTAGATACAGAAATCTTCCTACGAACGACCTTTACGCCAACGTCAAAAAACTTGAACGTTACTTCATCAACAATTTTTTCTTTTGGTACGACAAAAACTTGAATGTCCTTTGCGACGAGTTTATAGTGAGGAAAATAGTAAGCGACAACTTTTCTAGGAGTAACCTTTACGCGTTCAGAATTGATGATGGCTACGAGCTTTACATCGCTTACAGTTACCCTATCGTCCATGTCACTCACCCCTTAATTACAATTTTTATGTTCTGCATATCGGACGGACTATCAAATTTCAGCGGAATATAGCAAGTGGAAGTGCCAACTGGAATCTCGTATGTACCGACCTTATCGCCAACGGAAAATTGCAGAGTTTTGAGTTTAGACCCCTTCTTTTCAAGCTGACAGCAGAGATAACAGGACATAATATCAGATGTCTGTTTCAGATTTGCCAACTGCTCATTATCAAGCTGAATTACGCCCTCTTTATCTATATCCGTGAGAAGATAATTTCCGTCCGTTCCTTTCTCCCAATTCGTGATGTCATTGATAGTGAGGTGTGTGTATTCGGCATAAACTGGAATCTCCGTGTCAGAAATAAAAATATCCTTAACCAACGCTCCACCCGAATAGTCATTTCCGAATGTGACAGACATAGGCAAAGACTTTACACTCGTGTCAACTGTGCTATATTTAGCCCCAGCGATTGTTACCTCTACTAAAAGGCCATCATCTTGAACATGAAAGTGACAGAAAACCCTTACTCCTGTACCAAGGTCAGCATGTTTGTCAGTGAATAAAGAACTAAAGGTTGTCGCGTTGACACGAAGTTCTTTATTTTTGAGCGTGAACGAAAACCATGGGTCAGCGTATGTGTAATCTTTGGAATAGAAGAAAGAGTAATAAGCGTCCTTTGTCTCGATTGGTGTAGGAATAGAAAAATAACAACCCTTGTCAATGCGAATATATTCTCCTGACTGACTAACACCTTTAGAAGAGTTAGGGAGTAAGGTAACATCACCCTTGTTGTAATAGGAAAAACTCATTCTGAAATCCTCCTTGTTGTAAGAGTAAGTGTATCAATACCATCAACGAAATCCCATGCCGTGCCGATAGAGTGGTCACCGTAGTCAACCTTTTGCTGGGAAGTATTCGTACCATAAGCTACATCGAGCGCGTTGATATTCTCTCCAGTTCTTGAGGTAGTACCACAGAAACCAAATTTACGAACATCAACTAGCGTTTTAGCTTTTGCGAGGGAATCAGCATTGACTTTTAGTGTAGCCGTAGCGTTTGTGAACTGCGTCGTATACTTATCGCCGACCTTTGCCCATCCATCTCCTGTAATGCTCTCTACATCAACCTCTTGTACCGTATCGGAGAAGGTGATAGGGTCTTCTGAAACAATCAGGTTGCGGAGATAAACACCTTGAAAAGCAATCTTGAATGGAACAGCCCTAGCTCTTACAATACTGCTCTGAATAGAGGAGATATGTTTGCATTGACCGCCTACCTTGTTATGGTAGTATACCTTGAGAACATTCCCCCCTTCGATATATGACTTTAAGACATCAACGTTCGCATAGGAAGAACCGTATGAATCGTATTTATCACCCCAACTTCCCATTGGAGGTATATCAGGCAGCCAATTTCCATCACCATGATGTTCGTAGAGCCAGTCCCAATGATAGTCGTTCCAATTATACCTGATTCTTGCCACATGATTTACAGAATAGTCTGTGACACTATCACTTGCCGATGTATAGTACCTTACATAAGAAGAAAGCGTATCTCCGTTCGGCATTTCTGCTTTATACATCTTTGTGAAATCCTTGGGAATAGGAATAACCTCTGCCGAATAGTAGAAATCCGACAGGGACTTAGGGTTAATCATAAATCCTGCTTCAATGTTATACGGAATACGAATCCATTTCTTATCGAGATAGGTGATTTCCTCAAGTGCCGTAGAACCGTTACCCTTATCGTTGACATAGTTCAGAAGGTCTGCATTGTGCGTATTTGCGTAGAAGAACTTACCCAAAAGGAATCCCCCTTTATGCCTGTTCGATTACTGCTTCAATATGGATAGATTCATCCGTGTCGTTTGCTGGAATTTCTGCCTTGCTAGAAGCCGCCTTGACCCAGATAAGCGTATTTTTATCCGTGATTACGTCGCTGATTGTGAGCTTGTTAGACCACGCTGCGTTTGTAAGCGCATTTGCCGCTGAGTCATAGTCACCAACAGCAAAAAACCACTTAGCTGTATCACCCGTATTAGGCTCATACTTCTTTGTCTCAGAGTTGTAGTGGTAAGCCGTGATAACCGTATCTCCGTAAGTCTTATAGCCACTATCGCACCGAATCGCAATCTGTTGGCAGGAGGACTCCTCTTTAGCCGCGTTCAGCGTGAAGGACAAGGGATTTGTCTGTGTACCGTTCTGGGAAAGCTCTGTTCCGTCAGTTGCATCCTTTGTTACCGTACCATTGTAAAGTTTAATCAGGTCGCTCATTATTTATCAATCTCCTTTTTCACAAGAGTTTTTACTCCGTCTTCAATAAGAAATTCTGAATTATTATCAAGAGTTACCGAATCGAGAAGATTTATACTTCGTATCTCAGTCCCTTTTCCTTCGCTTGCGTCTGTGTCTACTGTAAATTTATATGGAGAAGCGAAACAATAGTCATTACCAGAACGAATACTAAGAGAAAGGCTCTGCTTGGTTGCCTTAAACGTAATCTTCGTCTCGTATGTCACAGCATGATAGTCACCGCTTATCTCATAGAACGTCGCGCCGATTGCTTCATCCCAAGAAAGGGTAACGTATTCTCCAGACATACTCTGCCGTACAAAGGCAACAGGGTTAGGCATTAACGACATCGTGAACGTCTTTGTAGTGCTTGCCGAATTGCCAGCTTGGTCATAAGCCGTGATAACGACCGTATTAATACCATCTACGCCAATACCTGTGTATCGAGTGTTGGTTGTGTGTTCGAGCTTGTCGCGGTATTTGACCGTGTATTCCTTGAAGTCTCCCTCCGTATTCTTATCCCATGTAAGACTGAACTTTGCGCCATCTTTTGTGAGAATGACGTTCTGTGGTGTGGCTGGAGGACTGTCCGTGAGGTGAAGAGTAACCGTACCTGTCTCAATCGCTTTAGAGTACAGACCGCTCTCATTTCTGACGATAACGCGGAACGCTACATTTGCATCCTGTTTTTCTTCGGCCTCATAGGAACAAACATTTGTATCTGTGAGAAGCTCCCATTCCCCATCTGGATATTTACGATAGAGAGAATAATACACCCCGATTTGTGTAGGAGAAGCTCCCCACGTTACTTTTGCTTTTAGCTTTGTGATAGGCGTATCGAGAATATCATCAAGAACCGTAACTCTGATACCGTCAGCTGGCAATGGCGTGCCAAGAACAGGCTTATTAAGAGAATAGTTAGGCATTGTGATTGTCGCACCGAGCGTATCGTTGTAGATAGTCGGATTGTACTGTCTTCCCTTAATGGTATATTCGCCGTCTTCTGTCTCTTGAATCTCCGTAATTCTAAAGGGCATTTCTACGAAAATATCCTTATAGGTAATGGAAACAACATCGGACGGTTCGAGGTGTGCAGCTTGATAGCCAGTCTTGAACTCTACTTGAAGAGTACACGTTCTGTTGTAGTCTCGATAGAAACGACCAAGACGAAGAGCTTGAGCCTGAGAAGTAACGCCCTCCAGTTCAACCTCTTTTGTAATAATCTTGTGCCGTTGTCGTTGGTCACCATAATCATCAACAATAGCGGTTGCCGTTTGCCAGTTATTGAGAGGGTCGATAAACTTGATTTGATATTGGTTCGGACACTCATCGAGGGAAATCTGTGAGATAGAGAAATCCTTGATAGAACTGTCCGTGAACTTGTAGGATATATCAGTCTGTCTCTCGATTCGCAGATGAAGTTTATTCTTAGACAGGACAAGATAGCCGCAGAAAGAAGCCATGATATTTTGAATCCAGTCCCACATAGATTGCTGATTGTCCATGACAAGGTTCAATTCATATCTCTTGCCTGTAAGAACTGTTCCGTCAGCCATCTTGTAGGAGACTTCCGCGTCGCACCAGTCAGCCGCTTCTTTGAAACTATCCTCGTCGATATTTTCCTCTGTCAGCCAAAGACCGCCGCCGTATGTCTTGTTGAGAAGCAAGTCCCTGAGACACATAGCAGGATTTGTTGAATATACCCATTGATTAGTTCGCGTATCATATACCTTGCGTCCTTTTACAAGTGCTTCGATAGACGGATTTCCGTTTAGCTCACTACATACAGAAAAAGTAAGGTCTAGCCATGCCATATTAGGATAGCCGCCGACCGTTTCATAGTTCTCAGGTGTGTCTCCGTCGTGATACGTCATTTTAGTCTGTCCTGCAATCGTAGAAGCAACGGCTGGAACAGGCTTGCGGTAGCACGGAGAGGGCTTGCTGTTCACTACATATCGGTCAAATGTACAATACCATGCCTTACGTTTTCGCATGTGATGCCAATGAGATTCGCTGTGTCTAGTGTTAGGGACAGAGAGGAGAACCATACCGTCTCTATAAGCCCTAATGTCCCAATCATCGCCGCCATCCTTGCGTAGTTCCGCGCGTCCCTTGAAGGTTAAGTCACCAATGAGGATGTCTCCTGCACTTCGAGAGGTATTAGCAACAGGGAACGCCTCCCATCCGTCCTGCAATCTATTGATATACGAGATGAGGGAAGACACTTCCATCTGCCAAGACCAATAACTTGCGTCCGAGCTTTGTGTATCGTCCTGATTTTTTAAGTCTAACTTTTTGAGGTTTCCGTTCCAGTACAGTTGAAGCTGTTTTCCGTCCATCTGTACCCATGCGTCCTCGAATCGTCTGTTCTGCACATAGAAGATAGTCCTGCTCTGAATATCATCTTTACTCGATGAGTCGGGGATGTTGTAAGAAGCAGCCGTGACGTTTTCGACACCTTCAATACCACCCTCGCAGAGAACAACATGCTTATGAAGTGTATTTGCATCTGCGTCTGTTTCGTGAAGCGTCTGATTGCCAGTTACTTTTCTTCTACCATAGACAACTGGGATAACACCGCCGAGAGACTGAGTTTCCTGTTCGCGGTCAAACCTCATTACACTTACGTTGCTATTCGATTGTCCTTGCTGACCACCAAAAGCCGTCCAAATCGAGGAGAAAAGAGAAGCCCCCATGATACCAGCCGCAAGGGAAACGCCGTGAGCCGCTTGTAAGCCAAACATAGCAGGATTGCAGAAGCCAACCGCAAAACCAACGACGGATAAAGCAACCTTACCAGCGTCCTTACCTCCACCGCCTTTACCGAATCGTTGAAGGTCAAACTTGAACGCTTTAGAGGAAAATTTCAGAAATTCGTCACCGTAAACCTCATCGCTCAAGGCATTGCGGGACGTGATAAATCTATCCTTCATTGTTCCCTCCTTAGTGATAATTAGCTTCAAACGGAATTGCTGGGAAACCGCTGAAATGTTTTAGATTATTGAACTTCTTACAACACTCTTTTGTCTTATCGCAACCACGTTCGAGAATCACATACTGACCAACCAAATCACTTTGTAGAAAGTTGATACCAAGCGTGATATTGTTTCCGTCATTGCTGATAATATTCCTCGATTCGCCACGGATAATAGCCATTCCAAAGGAAAAGAAATCCTTATCGAAAGAGCTTTCAACAGTCAGAACATTTCCATCCGTACTCACATTGGTGATTTTTACGTTGTACTGCTTTTGTTCAAGAGCACAATTCGCATCGCCAAAGTTACTATTGCATTGTGTCTGGTAAAGCCTTTGCGGAGTATTAACCGTGGGGAAAATGGAACGTAGCGTACATGAAAAAACACCCTCTGAATAAGAAGGTGAATCAAGGTAGCCGATAAAGATAGGGAGACAAGAACCATCTTTCAGACTGTCAGGGTATTGTATTTTCCAGATACCAACCTCACATCCGCGAAAGTCAAAACCATTCAACACATAAGACAGCTTAGTTCCGTCAACATCGCCAAGATGTACCTGTGTCTCATCGAAAAGATTATCAGCACTCCTCGTAATATCGTCTCTCGAAAAGGGAATGTGTACAAAGGTTTGACCATTGAAAACAATATCCTCATCACATGCAGCAATATAGGAAAGTCCTGTTCTGAGCTTTAGGACATACAGTTCAATAAAGAACGGAGCGTTTGAGTCTTTTGCTTTCTCCATTTCAACAGGGATATAAGACAAAATCAATCACCGTCCTTTTTCATAGGAGCACCAACAACAACGAGGTGCATAGTGGAGGAACTTGCTGTCTGAGGAATCATAGGAGCACCAAAAAGGTACGTCTTTCCCTTATCAACACCGAGTAATTCACTTTTTTCCTTACCGCTGAAATAGCAAACAGCTCTCTTGAAATAGAACTCATTGCTCTCTCCGAAAAGGTAAGAATACGGCTTCAACACGACATGGTTTGCTGCCCCATTGTCCGAAGTAAGAGTCATTTGACACTTATATCCAACAATGTTCTGCATTTCTCGAATATCTGTAATAGTAAGCTCACTAGGCATATACACATTATAGATATTTCCGTGGTTAATGAACTGGAGAGGAGAGAAATCACCGTAGCGGTTATACAGAGCCATCAGCCTATCTCGCTCTTTCTTTTTTCCATTCATATTGAAGGTGAAAGTGTGGATAGGATTGTTCCATGTTTTTTCTCTAGCGTCAGCAAGCGTTTCGAGGATATTTGTATTCCAATCGTCTGTATCTTCAATTTCTCCTCGAATCGGAAAATCAAACTCGGCAAATTCTGGAAGTTCTTGATATAAAACCTTACTTCTATCAATCTGCAACTTAATTTCAGCACTATAACCGACGATGTTCTGCATCTCACGAATCTGTTTGAATGTTATTTTTTCTGCAAAACAACACGTTTCTTTTGTTCCATTATAGTTGAAATAAAACTTATCGAGAAGTCCGTGATGTCTGTCATAGAAGTCGCGAAGATACCCGAGCATATTTTCCTTACCATACACAACAAAAGATAGCATTTTCTTTGCTCTTGCTCTCCTGCGATTATGGACAACCATACCGTTATAGAACTGAATTTCTTTGCTTTCCCATGAGTAAATATTTTGTACTTCCCCACGAGGGACAATATTTAATACTTCAATATCACTCATCGTTTATAACCTGCCTTGAATCCTTTTTGCCAGAAATCTCTATGGTAAATTGTGCTTGATGTTTCTCCTTCGATTGTGGGAACTTGCATAGCTAAAACCTTACCATATCCAAGATAGATACCAAGGTGGGAGTCACCGAGAACGTCAAAGAGAATAATATCTCCGAATTGCAGTTTCTCGTAATCATTCTCTCTTGTGAAATGGCCATTGAGATACCTTGCTAATCGGAAAGGCTCTCTCTTCTCCCAGTCCTTTGTAATAGGCCGTCCATCGTCAAATGTCTGCTCCCAGCCATGCTCTTTGTAAAACAAGGAACACAGACCAAGGCAGTCACATCCGTCGAAGTCACGACCGTTGAATTTATGAAGAATACCAATGTATTTATCTATATTTTCCATGATACCTCCTTAACGCCTGAGCTTCTTGCGGCGTTTACTAGGCTTTTCACCTAGGCTTTCCCTTTATGGGAGCTTACGAAAGATTATCTGAAACCGTGACGCTGTTGATTGCCCATGATTCTCTGGAAAGCACGCGGGTTCTTTTGAATTGCTCTCATAACACTTGCACTATCTGCTTGCGTATTGAGAACAACCATATTCCCAGAACCGTTATCTTTACTCCCCATAGCGGCTAACATATCGTTCTGTTGTTGCATAAGCTGTTCCAGACGTTTGTTGCTGCTTGTCTTAATCACGGTGTTATTACGGTTGAACTTGCGGTAATTCTCCACAGTTTTAGGACTCATAACAGGCTCATAGGACTCACCAAGGTCACCGCCGTCCGCGTATCGCTTCATACCAGCAATAGCTTCTGGATTGGCATTGAGCGTATCGAGGAAGGAAACTCCGACCTTATCCACCGTGGATTTCTTGATGATATACTCACCATTGGATGTGCGGATAAACTGCCCTCGATTAGCAAGGTAGGTAAGAATGGAATCACTTGTACCTGTTCCTGCTCCTCCGATAAGACCTGTTGTGTCACCGCCAGTAGCGAACTTAGGAATCAATCCACCAGCAGCCATTGGGAAGAAATTCCTTGTCATCATCGTCCCATTCAAGGTCATAACCGAACCAGACAAAATATCCATGACCGAAGTATTTGCTGTTGTTGTAGCCGTTCCTGTAACCTTTGCGCTAGTGTCTAATGCCGTTTTAGCCGTGCCGAGGATTGTCTCTTTTGTGAGAAGTCTAGTTGCATTTGACATGGCATTTGTGACTGCTGAAGCACCCTTAACAGTAGTAGAATTGATTGCCAGCTTTTGTCCGAGGTCTGAGAACGCTTTTGTATAGTCTGCCTTACCGCCGAATTGGTTTGTTGCACCGTATCGAGAGGAAGGAATCCTATCCATGACGTTTCCGCTCCAGCCGCTCATAAAGCCGCCTACTCTGCCGATATTGTTGACAAAGTTTCTCCTCTGCACCCTTCTCGTGATGTTCTCACCGCTAAGAATGTCCTTGAGTCCCCATTTCTGCATCTGAACCTTGAGGATTTGTTGGAGAGCGAGCTTTGCAATATCACTCCAGAGTGCTTTCCACGACTCTTTGAACGACTTTCCTTCGAGCAGCACATCGGAGAATATAGAATGGACACCATTTTCGATGATGTCGGCAAGTTGGTCTGTCACAGCATTAAGAGATTTCTTTACATCGTCAATGGATTTCTGAACCTCTGTCAAGTCCTTCTTATATTGCTGTGTAGCTTCGCCGCCGTGTTCGCGGTTTTGGTCAATCCTATCGGTAAGTTCATCTACATGCTTAGAAACCTTTTGAATCTCGGCATTGAGTGTCTTATCTTCGCTTGTGAGGGTCTTGCGTTTCTCGATAAGCAAATCAAGGCGTTTCTGTTCGGCATCACGTTCTGTCTCCCAGCCGCTACGCTTCTCGTAGTCGCTTGACTCTGCCTTAGATAACTGAGAATGAATCCAGTCGTATTTCTTTTGCAGGATGTCAAGTTTCTGTGCATAGAACCGCATATTCTCCATATAGGACTCATTGTCGGTCATGCCGTTTACTTTGTACTCGTGTGCGTTGGAAAGACTCTCAAGCTGTGCGTCCAGACGTTCCGTAGGAGACATAGAGCCATAAACCTTACGGTCGCGCTCCGCTTTGTCTTCTACATACTTCGATTCGAGGGAATCTAGTTGACTACGAGACTTGATGATAGAGTTAATAGCCTTGGTGAAATCACCCTTGCCCTCTTTATCAAACTTCTTCGCAATCTCTTGAATCTCAGAATCTGGAAGTGTCTTGATACCTTCGATGGACAGATTATTCTCACTCAGGAAACCCTTGAAGCCACTGAACTTATCGGAATAGTCCTTGAGGAAGTCTTCGCCGTTCTGTTGGATTGCTCTCCAGTAACTAAGCGTAGTCTCCGTAGACTTGAGTTTAGCTTCTTCGTTCTCGGCAATCTTCTTATAGATTTCAGCCGTATAGCCACTCAGTTTAGCTTCGGTTTCAAGGCGTTTCTGTTCCCTCTCATAGCGCTTCTGGTCAGTCTCGTACCGATAAGCAGCTTCTTCGATACCGTTTCTATGGAACGCATTTTCACCACGGTATTTCTCCCAACGGTCAACAGACTCGCTCGAACTAATCGAAGGAGAGCCATATTTAACACCGTTAGCTTGAGCAAGTTCTTTGATGTCTACACGACCGAGAACAGCTCCGAAATACTGTTGCGCTTCTTCCATTGTTCCATGATGAACGCCGCCGCTACTGTTCCGTGCGATATACCCACCGTTGCCGTCATAGATACCTACATGCTTATTCCAGTTGATGATGTCACCAGCATTGAGAGGAGCTTCACCAGCGTGATATGCACTTCCTGCCTGTTCCATAAGCGTGTCGCCGTTCGGACTATTGACAGATGTGATACCGTGCTTGTTCATCATGTAGGAAACCCAAGACGAACATTGACTCTCCCATGTAGAGTTATCATCAAAACCTGCATCTATGCCGCGCCATTGTTCGCCAGCATGAGCGTCAGCTTCTTTGACCATGGCTTCACCGATGTTCTCGCCAATGGTTTGTGTTGCCGTGTTCCAACCAGACTCATTAGCGTATTGGTCAATAGAACGAGAGTAATTATATCCATCTTCGTCCTCGGGCCAAGCATTAGTGTGACCGACATTATACCAATCCGTAGCGGTTTTAGCGTCATCGTAGCGCATACCGTTATAAGCGTCACCGCGAATGTATGTCTTAGCTAATTCATCGATGAGGTCTGCCTCGTCTTTGAAACTTCCCATATAGCCGCCGATGTGAGCGTTTGTAGTAAACTCAGTAACGTTAGGAGTTTCAGACATAAATTGGCCATACATCATATTAGGAGTGATATAGCGGCCTGTTGTGTCTTGGATTTCTTTCGACACCCTTACCGCAAGTTCAGCAAGATATGGATTTGTGAAGGAACTGTAATCATACCCACCAGCATTAAGCCGAGAACCTTCCGTCATGCGATGTTCATCGTTTCGGGAATAGTCCCTAGAATACTTCGTACTGTTGTACTTCTTATCAAATTCCTCGATATAGTCAGGAAGAACCTTGTCTAGTTGCTCATCGGAGAGGAAATTGCCATAGAGTTTCTTCCAAATCTCACCCTCGGATAACCCCTGTGAAGCAAGGTTACCAAACTTTTCGAGGAGCTTATAAGCAGAATCAAATGGGTCAGAACCGCCAGTAGCAAACAGGTCGCTGATACCAGAGAAGTCTGTATTCTTAGCACCCTTGCCATAGAACAGGTTCAGAAGACTAAACAAGGAAGATTCTTTCACGCCATACTTGGAAAAATCACCGCGAGACATCATATCTTTGACTGTGGCGATAGCCTGTTGCTGTTCGTCAGAGTAGTTTATATACTCTTTCGGTTCTTTCTTCTCATGGCCAGATGAATCCCTTCCAGAACCAGAACCACCACGCCCAGAGCCGAAATTCTCAGAATCCTTGCCTTCGTTGTTGCGTCCCTCTGTAATGTCTTTGGACTCATAAGGAGTAACCTTTTGGAGTCCTTCAATCGCTTCTTGCGCTTTTTTGTTCTCTTCGTCTAGGTAGCCTTGAATATCTTCTAACGCTTTTCCTTTAACTTCACTTTGGTCTTCTGTTACCCAGTCAAGGTGTCTCTGGATATTATCTATCTGTGCTTCTTTGATTTTTTTAAGCACGGTGTCTAAAAGACCGTCCCCAAGGCTTTCTTGCTCCTCTTTAAGTGATTCAATAGATTGTTTGTCTACTTCAATCGCTTGCGCATCCATGTTGTATCTAAATTGATAGAACATAGCGTATGCTTTTTGAAGGATATTTAACCCATCGAGCTGTGAGGTTGTCCATTTACCAAAGTTTTGAATGGATTTTTCCAACCTATCTCTTTCTTTATTCGTCCATTCAACTTGATTGAGATAATATTGATAGAGAGAAGTGTTTGCTTCTTTTAGTTTTTCTTCTTTTGCATTTGTCGCAGTAATATAATTATCTTTTTCAGCATTATATGCTTCTGTTGTGTAACCAGCTTGCTTGATTCTTTCTGCTGCATCTGCGCCAAACACATCTGTCAAATGTTGGTCAATGTCGATTAGCTTACTTTTTGAAGTTGCAAGTTCTTCTTCTGAGAGTTTCCCAGATTCAATAGCTTCTTTCAGTTCTTGTGCTTTTTCTATGCTGCTATCTGTCATTTCGATGTTCTTTTTACGAGCATCAACCTCTTTAGAAAGCGTATCAACTTCTGTTTCCAGACTTTCCTTTACCTTATCAGTAGCTTCACTAAAATCGAGAAAAAGAGGAACAACAACTGCAAGAAGGGTAATTATAACTCCGATAGGCCCACCAAAAGCAGAAAAGGCAATATTGAGAACGCGAGCTGCCATAGAAGCAGCAGTCATCCCTGCGGCCGCAAGTCTGCCTGCGTCAGCCATAGCAATCATTTTAACTCTAGCGATTTCGGTACTTACTGCGTTCGCTTTAGCGTATCTATCAGCTATCCTGAGTTGCTGTGCATAAGACATCTGAGCCAGTTGTACCGCTTTCGTAGACGTAACAACCTTTTTGTCAGTAGTGATGAGACGTTCAAGCTCTGCTCTATATTCTTTTGTTTGTCTTATTGAATTAACGGTAGCAGAACTTTTCGAATCGGATTTATTTATTGACGTAGCCGCTGGGATATTCATCACCTGAGTCATGTATGAAGACCTGCCAGACGCATAAGCAGCTTGAAGGTTTCCAGCAAGAGAGGAGATGATACCTGCATTTTTTTGTGCAGCACCGACTTCCCACATCGCAGTAGTTTTACCAGCTAAAGAAGCAATTTGTCTGAGGATAGGAGGTAATAACTTGTATGCCGCAACAATAGCAAGGATACCCTTCGCGAACTGATAAGCGTGAGATGTTCCTTTTTGACTTTTTTCAAGGAGACTATTTAAGAGATTGAGAATCCACTTAATGTCATTAACAAGACCGTTGTTGCCGTTCGACATGAAGAGCTTTGCGATATTCGCTTTCAGAGTCTCTACCTTACGAGCAACCGTGTCCATCTGGAGAGCTAACTGTTGGTCTGTGAATCCAGCGGAATCCTTGGTCAGCTCGATAGTACGTTTCAACTCGTTGTAGTTGTTCAAGAGAGCGATGGTCTTGGATGATTGCCACTTACCACCAGAGATAGCAAGCATAAAATCAGACAAGGACTTAGAATCAAGGTTTGTGTGTTGCAGTCCTTTGGAAATATCAAGAATCAGGTCTTCAACAGGACGTAACTCTTTCTTTCCGTTTGCGCCAATCTTATAAACCTCAATGCCGAATTTTTGCATAGCCTTGACAGCCTTATCTGACTGAATCGAGGCAAACAAGGATTTCAGCATTGTACCGATTTCATTACCACTCTTAGCCGTGGTACGGACACCTGTTGCGATGAGTGCGTTTAAGAAACCAAAGGAAACACCAGCGGCGTTCGCGGCAGCTCCTGATTGCTTAACACCTTCTGTCAAATCCTGCGCCGAAGCACCAGATGTATGAGCAAGTTTCGTCCACACATCGAGGATATGAGTAGAACGTGCCATCAATAGGTTACTGTCCTCTGTCTGCATATTGAACTGGGAGAGTGCCGACTCAAGACCAAGTACAGCGTCCTTCATCTCAAAGTTATCTGTGGTAGCCATCTTAGCCGCTTGCGCCGTCAGAATTTCAGTATTCTTAGCGCCCACGTCAGCGTCACCGCCGCCTTGGCCATACAAACGACCGACAGACCTTGCCGCTTCGAGGACATTATCAGCAGACTGTCCGAATTGAGCACCGATAGAAGCAAACTTTGAGAACTCTCCGTTCATCGCCGCTTGTCCTTCTTCTACCTTCGGCAACACCTGTGCGATACCAGCCATAGCAAGCTCGTACTTAGAAACGTCAGATACCACATCGGAGGGGAAACTGATAATATGATTCTCAATAGAACTACCGATTGCCCAGTTCGCAGATTCTCTAGCTCTCCTGAGGATGTTCTCTATATTAAGCGCATGACGAGGAGCTTTAGAAATTTCCTCATTGAATCGCTCTGCCTGACGGTTGAGAAGTCTGAGTTCGGTTCTTGCTCTCTCAAAACCAATCTTATCAGTAATAGAATTTGTCTTTTGGAACTGTAAGTAGAGGTCTTGAGCGTTCTTACGCGCTTCGGAGAGCCGTGCATTGAACGATTCGGAGATAGAGAGGGCTTCAACCTTGTTATCCTTGAGAGGAGCTGGCTTCTTGACGTTTACGCCCTTTAGCATGGACTCGTCAACGCCTACGGCCTTTCCCTCTTCGCCAAGTTGCTTGAGTGCCTTTGCAATATCCTCGATACGGTTCTTCTCCGTGATATAGCTGTTCTGAGTATAGACAAGCCCAGCCTTACCAGTATGCTGGGAGATTCTTCTCTTTACCTTCTCAAGAGCTTTAAGCTGATTAGCAATCTGCTCCTGCCGAGCGGCTTCTTCTGCATCGGCTTTCTTCTGAGCAGCTTGACGAGCTTTCTGGATAGCAAGGCGTGTCTTTTGTTCCGCTTGGAGGACTTTCTCTCTTTCTTGTGCGGATTTCTCTGCTTGCTTAGTTTCCTCTTTTTGAGCCTTGGCTTCTTCCTCCATTTGCTTCTTGAGGAGGGCAGAACTTTTCTTTGCGGCCTGTTCCTGTTGCTTAATTTCCTCATCGAAAAGGTTAGTGACTTTCATACCACTACGCGCTTTTTCAATGTCTCTCAAGCTCATGGGCTGATTCTGTACGTTCTTTACATAGTCAGCGTATTTTCCCTCTGAGAATGGATTTGTTGTAGAAAGGTCACCTTTAAGTTCTGAAAGAACCTTGCGTAAAGCAATAATTCTCTGCCGAGCTTGTTCCCACTTGCGTTCATTGAGAATCGTGCCGTTATCTCTGCTGTTCCATCCGCTGTTGACGAGCTTATCATGCTCTTTCTGAGCGGCTTCAAGACGCTTTGCAGGTTCTTCGCCAAGTTTCCTACTTACTGACCGTTTGAGTTCCTCGAAATGCCTACGAAGGGTTTCAAGCGTTGTGAGATACTTTCTAGCATCCCTGTCAGCGCGATTGATACCTTGAGCGAAATCACCGTTGCCGAGTTGCTGGAGGAGCGCTTCTGCCTGTGTGATTCTTGCGAGGGCGCGGGCATATTTGCCAAGGGATTCGTCCTGCTCTGCTCCCTTTTTGAGAAGTTGTACAAGGTCATTCTGTTGCTTAGAAACATCAACCTTTGTGTCGTTGGTTTTCTTTCCGCTTGCATAAGCCTTGCGAAGTTCTTCCTCTTTAGCGCGGATTTGCGAATCGAGGGTCTTTACTTCTGGTTTCTCAGGAGCTTTCTTCTCTTTGGATGATTCTTTTTTCTCTGCTTCTGCCTGTGCCTTACGCTCCGCGGCTTTTTCAACAACATCCTTACCGAATTTCTTGAGTGTATCACGAGCCTCGTTTACAACAGCGAAAGCATTGGCAATAGAGGAAAAGTCGATATGTGCCGCGTTCCAGAGGTATTCATACATAGAGCGCGTATCGGCAGCAAGAGCATTGATAGCGGAGACAGGGAGAGATTTACCTACGTTTTCCCATGCGCGAGAAAGACGTTCTGTATAGTCCTTGATGTCCTCATTCGCGTCCGTACTCTTGACAGACGGTTTCTTCGCTTTAGGAGCGGTAGTTCCCTTGACGTTCAGCCTCGGCGGTTCGGGAATCTTGATGTTCTTAAAGCTCTCGTTTATCTCGTGTGCCAGCTTCTTCGTCGATTCGACCATAGCGACTGTCTTATCGTTTGCATTGACCAGACTCGAATTAACTTTTGTGTCAAGAACGTTAGCAATTTCCAGCCATTTCTTTTTGATACCGTCGAGAAGCCCAGCGGCTTCGGCATACTCTTCCAGAATAGCCTTAACTGCCTTTTCGGAGAAACTATCATCTGTTGTAAGAGCTTCTTTAGCGTTCTTCTCTGTCTTAGCCTTTGCCTTTGCAGCTTCTTTTTCCCTTTCCGCTTCTCTTTTCGCTTGAGCCGCCTTTGCAGCAGAAAGAAGAGTATACTCATTCCTAAGAGCGCGGATTTCCTCTCTCTGTCCTTCTACGGAGAGGTCTTTGGGAAGTCCCTTGACTTTATTAAGTCCTGAGATAAAGTTGCCCAAATCCATCTTGACTAGATTATTGCCAGCAAGAGAATGTAACTCCTTTTTGATATTAGCTACGTTTTTACTGACGATACCAGAATAAGTTCTTACATTGTCAGCGGCTTTCTCTAGGTTAATACCATCAACAGCATTTGTCCTGATTTTCTCTGCTGATGAAGCAATCTCATTGATAGCCGTTTTGATTGACTTGGATTGTGCTAGAAACTTATCTAAAGCATCATCTTGAGCCTTTGCTGTCTCTTCTGTTGCCTTTTTTACGCCTTTTGCGGCATCGATTTGCTCTTTAGACGCATTGACACTCTCTTGCAGCTTCTTGTTCACGTCTCCAATCTCTTTGGTCATGGTCGTTAAGCCAAGGGATTTAGAGATTTTTTCAAGGTTTCGTGCTAGTTCGAGAGCAGAGCCACCAGTCTCATTTAGGGAAGAGATGATAGACTTCCTGTATTCATCCTTAAAATCGGTAAACTTGATGTCGTTGATGGAATTGAGCGCATCTTTTACTTTTTCGAGATTAGTAAGAGACTTGCCAATTTCAACTTCCAAGTTATATGAGATTTTCGTAGACTTAGAATCGTCTGGCATATAAATCCTCCTTCGGATTGTTCTTTTGATTAGAATATGCTATACTTAATTGGTGAATTTAATACGACAGAACGAATAAGCCTGTTGTATATTATAGGTACAAAATAACAAAAATGTTCCTTTACGCATCGGGGAATATTTGCTATAATGTACCTAAGTAAATTGTGTGTTTTTCTAGAATGGAGTGATGAGGATGCAAAATAACGAGAAAGACGGCGCGTTTATTACTATGTCCGAGACTACATTTTTTTCTATACTGACGCTAACACTATTACCCACAATTATTTCTTTAATTATTTTAATTTATTTCAAGTTGTCGCACGGTGTTCTCGTGGAGATTGACTTCGTTATAGCATTTGTTATAGCATTTGTAGCAAGTGTACCTTTTGTTCTTGTTGGATTAATTCCTGCATTTATCGCAAAAAGTAAAGGAAGGAATTTTGGGAAATGGTGGTTGTATGGCACAATGACATTTATGATTGCCGTTATTCACTCTCTCCTCATAAAAAAGAATGATACTGTTTTAGCAGAGGACAAATCTCTCAAGAAATGCCCTTACTGCGCCGAGTATATCAAGAAAGAATCTAAGGTCTGCCGTTACTGTGGGAAGGAGCTTGAGTAATTACTGATTCTGCATGAACTCCATGAAGTCATTTGCGTCACCATGAGTACGCTGGACACCTTTCAGTTCATCTTGCTCGCGCTCGGAGTTCTTAGTCATACCTTCCATAAGACCTTCTAACTCAGGATAGGACAAGTTCTTGATGTCTTGTACCGTCATGCTCGTATTAGCTACGATGCTGGCAACAAGTTCATCCCAAGTTACTTGTCCTTCTTTGTCTTTTTTTTTGCTTCTCCATATCCGCTCGTCGCGAAGAACACATCGAAGATTTTCGGAATCATAGCAACGTCAACGAAGCCCTCGATTTCCTCTCGCGTATACTTCTCACCAAAAGCAAGCACGAGCAGTTCCATCATGGCTTCATACGGCTCATCAGAGAAATACTCCTTATCATTGTCGCTCGTAGGCGTGGACTCAACAACTTTTTGCACATCGGGAGAAATGATATTGAGAATAGCCATATCCGTTCTGAACCGTGTGATATAGTGGCGAATCTTGTTCTTGTACTTGATAAGTGCAGGGAAAATCTCGCGCTCCTTACCATCACGGCATTTGATGAAATTATCTTTTTCCATATTGTCATAACCTTTCGTAATAGATTTCAGTTTTTCGTCAATGAGGGTTTCCCCTCAAAGACAAGAAAAGAGAAGAGATAGTAACCTCTCCTCCATCATTCATTAGTGACCTGCGTCTGTGCCTGTGGAACCCGTGCTAGACGAACCCGCCGAGGCGGTCGGAGCAGTAACATCCTTGTTGTCGGACTCTGCCTCCGTGACATCCTCCGTAGCGAAGCTCCAGAACTTGCCGTCCTTACGCTCAGGGTCAACAATGGAGAATTTCAGCTCAGGAGCAAAAGCGTTCTTGTGCTTGAAATCCAGCTTGAGAGAGCCGTCGGAACGCGTCTTGTAAAGGATAACGTTCATGCGGACGATACGACCGTTTTTCTGCTTCATCGGCTTCGACTTGAAGTAAATCGTGGCATAGCCAGGAACGGAAACCGTCTGCACATCAAGACCAACAGCACCAGTATCGGTCGTATATGCGTAGGTAGCTTTAAGCTCCTTGCCAGCATACGTCGCATCAACCTTGCTGTCCGTCACCTTCACCACGTTACCCTCATCGTCAGCGACAACGAGCGTAGCAAGGTCAGCCGTATCAGCGTGTGCCAGCTTAATAGCACCGCCAGTACCGACCGTGACAGCTTCATCAAGAGCGAAGACAACAACACCCTTCTCCTTGGCCTTTACGCCCTGAGTGAGTGCGACCGTCTGCGTGTCCATCGAAGCGTTCGTAAACGTGACGGAACCGCTCTTCTCAGTCTGATACGAGAACAGGGACGTATTGGACTCGCCGCCGAAAATGTCCTCCATCTTGGACGAGAACTCGAACGTAGCGTTCTGGAGGTGGATGTAACCAACCTTGCCAGTCTCACCGACTACAATAGCCTTACCAGTACCCTCAACAAAGAAGGACTCGTTCTTAGTGATTGGATTCAAATTAATTCTCCTTTTCTTTATGCAAAAATTAACGGACGATAACGCTGTGCATATTTATATACGCCCTTCGTGTCAGATGGAAGGTTATAGCACGAACCAACGAAAAAATCCTCCTCGCGCAGCTCTTCCGTAATGATTCGCTTCATAGCTTTCAAATCTGCCCTCGATTTAGCATAATAATCTACGCACAAAAAACCTCTCAGCACATAAATATTATCCGTTTCAGTTGCGGACGAGAAATATATGCTTACGAAGTTTACGTTATCAACTGTGGCGTAACTAAGCGGCGTTAATTCCCTGCGGATTCGCTGATTAATTTCGCCCTCGGTTTTTGGATTTCCCAGCAGTTTTATGAGGTCTTTATTCTTTTTGAGCTTGCGGTAAACATCATCAAGGACTCCCATATCATCTGTCATAGAGAAATTCTCACCTTCTTCATTTCACTCTTAAAATATCTAGCGACACATTCGACAAAAACGTTGTGAATCTCTTCTTCCATATCGGAGAGGAGATTATTGTCCAGCAGCGCCCTTTTTAGAACATGATAAGCTGGAGATGGTGTGTAGAAATAGCCATCAATTTTCAGTCTGTGGTTGCGTCCTCTGAGGTTTATATGGCGTGAAGACCACCAATCCTCAAGGTTTACCCACTCAGCACTACCGCTAGAGGAATATTCGTTTCCGTCAAGGTCTTTATATACGCCCTTCGGTCTACCCATGATAGCCAAGCCATCCGCAAGACGGTTTTTGTTGAAATTGGAAGAAGCCAAGTAATTGGACAGGTATGGATTCTCATCCGATTTGTCCATTAGGCTGCCCTTTCCGTACTCAGCAATCCACGCCTTCTGTCCCCACGCTTCTACGATATAGCTCACAACTGCATCCGTTGGATAATATTGCCCAGTAGATAAGATGTGTGCTTCACCGTCAATCGTGTTCATCTTCTGCCACTCTGTACGAACGTTATCTTTTGCCGCTTTGATATATTTTGAGACAACCCTACGGACACCTTCACCAAGGTTTTTCCCTAGGTCAAATCTTCTACTCATAGGTTACGGTTATCGTCGCTTGTCTGAACCGCAAGGAGTCCAGCAAACTTCGTGGTGTCAATAGCGTCTACACAATAGTTCTTGCTGTCGAGTGTGATACGGTCAAGTAACTTAATATCGCAAATCGGAACGCGGAACTCTTTTGTCGTGCTAGGAAGAAGCCCTGCATCCATCATTCGCATATTGGCATTTACTGTCACATGATTGCATGGCGTGTCGAGAACATGAACCAGTTCCGTGCCAATCAAATCACCGTCTTCGTTATACTTCTCTTCGCCCTTCCTTGTTACGGAGATAGCGCCGTTGCACATATACACCGTAGCTTGCACCGACTCGGCAGAGGGACGTAATGCAACAACGATGAAATTTTTCTTAGTTCCCTTTATCGTGCAGGAAAACAGGTCACCATTTTGGAGCTCCGTGTTCTCTTGAAGGAGTCCAGTAAAAACAAAGTTGCTCTTGAAGTTAGAAGCATTACTTTTACCGACTCGTGTGAGAACAATCTTTTCTGGGTCTTTACCGACAATATCAATCGGCTGTTTGAACCTATTAAAAAGCGCGAACATCGGCATTTAACCCCCTCAGAAGCATCTTGATGTCAGAAGTGAAGAAACTATCGTCTGTCATCATAATGTTAAAGTCAAGAGATGTTAATTGCTTTGCTCCAGCGAAACTCTGTGCCTGTCTGATATTGCAAGCAAGCATAGCCGTTGCCGTCTTGAGACGTTTAGGATACTCGTCGAAACCACTCTTGTACTTGATTTCAAGTTTAGACGGTCTGGAGTGGAAGAGCATCATGTTAATATCGAAAGAGCCGATGTAGGTGAAGTACCCATCATTCTCAGTATCAAGCTCAATATCATTCACATCGAGAGCATTTGTACTCCTGCCGAACAACGTATCAGAGATACAGGTAACTGACTCGATTTCAATGATAGGAGAATGACTGAGCTTTCCTCGATTAGTCTTAGATAGCTTTACCCTGTCAACGTATTCCTTTGGAACAAACGACCGACCAAGAAAGCTGTTGATAAGGTCTGTTGCCATCGCTACATCTGAGGAATTAACTCCATCAATCGTAGAGCAATAAACAGGAATTTCTTCTTCTGTGAGGTACATATCACTCATTGGAAATCAGCCCCATCACCTTAACCTCTGCAAACTCCTCTGGATTGACAAGAACATACCCATCGTGAGCGATAACCGCGCGGTGTTTGAGAATAATGACATCCTCATTCGTTCTTACCTTGTAGACAACATTCTTTGGAGTATCCTTCGGTGCAACCTTCGTCGTAGTGGTTTTTCTTCGTGGCATTGAATCAACTCCTTTAGAAGCCGCCGCTGACGCTTTTTGTTTATTTGTTGGCTTACCAAGCGACTTATTACGAAAGGTTAGAGATTAGTCGTGACTTGCCCCAGCACCAGCCGTAGCGTTCGTGGACGGACTCTCATCTGTCTTGTTGACCGTGATAACATCCGTACCAACAGGAACCGTAGCCTCCGTCTCGCCGTCAATCGTGAGCAGGAGGTGACCGTAGTTACCGCCGCGCACGATGAACGTATCGAACAGAACCGCGATATAACGCTGTGCAAGGTCTTTCTCCGTGCCAAGCTGATACATACGCGGAACATCACTAGCCACGTACTGACGCTCAAGGAGGTTCTCATCGACAATAGCAATCTTACCGACAGGGCAGTAAATATCCGTCACAATCGGCAGAACGCCAGCGACCGTCATAATGCCAGTCACCTTAATGCCAGGAAGAACCTCGACATCGTAGGTCTTGACCTTATCCTTCGCGTTAATCTCCTGAGACTCAAGTTTTGCCTTATCGAGCGGATTCATGTAGATAGCAGTCGGCGTAACCTTGTACTTCTTGTTGTACATAAGCATAGCCACACCGTTGCGGATAGCCTCCGTCAGACGCGCGTCCTTAGCAATCGTACCAGTCTTCTTAATCTGCGTGATGATGGAGCAATACTCGTGAGATGTGGAGTCCATGAGGTCTTTCGCACCGCCAGTCCACACAGCGCGGTCTTGTGCATCGAGCATATCAGAGACAACTTCCGAAAGGTCTTGCGCTTGAAGGTCACCGAAAAGCCCCTGCTGCTGCGTAACCTCACGGTCAAACTTGCCGAACGTGATACCATCAACCTCTGCGCGAATCAGAGCCGAACGCTCAACACGCTGGACTTGCGTATCAAGAGCATGGTCGATTGCACGCGGGTCAATGAACTTCTCCTTGGTGTCATGTGCGAGCTTCTCGAAGTAGCGCGTCGGATGGCCTGTTGCAGCCTTGGCCTTAACGCGCTGAAGGAGCGTACCCCGCTTGCGCGTCTTATCCATAATCTGCGACTCGAAAACAGGGACATACAGTGCGCCTGTGCCGATATAGTCAGCCGTCGCGTTCGCGAAACTCATAAAGCGGCTCTCGCCGTCAAAAAGTCGAATACTCAAATTTTACCTTCCTCTCTTATGCCTGAAACTCGTCTTGATGCTCATTCCAGAGCTGGATTTTCTTCGCCCATTTCTGCTCTGCCGTCAGCTTATCGTTATCGTCGATAGCCTTGGAAAGCTCCATAGCCGTCTTCTTCTCACCGTCGAAACGCGGAAGGGATGCAAAGTCAACCTTCGTCTTGCGCTCTGGCTCTTTCTCCTCTGCCTTCGTCTCAACCTTCTTCTCGGCAAGTGTCTGTGCCATAGCGTCCTTGATACCAGCCGTGATAGCATCCTGCATAGCCGCAAAATCCATCTTCGGCTCTTCCTGCTTCGGCTCAGCCTTGTCTTCAACCTTGGACAGCTTTTCAACCGTCTCCGTCAGCGTCTTCATAGATGCTTCAAGAGCGGAAAACTTAGCGTCGAAAGCCTTTTTCTGCTCATCGAGAGCGTTCTTCGTTTCCTCGTTCAATTCTTCATTCTCCTTATTCATCATGGAACACATAAACTTAGTATTCTGAAATGCCGCCTTGTTCTTGTAGAGGATTGCAACCCCTGTGAAGTGCGCTCCCAGCCCTGTAAGAGTCTGCGCTTTATCATCCCTCATCACACCGTCAAAGTAAACTTCGACAGAGAACCCAAGAGAATCTTTTGCACTCTCAATCGTGTCACACACATCGGGAAAATCATTCTTCCACAAATGACCAGCAACAGCAATTTCATTACCGTTCAAATGAGCTTCATCAACCACGCCGACCTTAAATCGAGGAGCATGGTCTTTCAGATTATGTGCAGGGTCGCTAAAGAAATCATCACTCCATTGGACGTTTACGCCGCTACCAGCAAGGGACTCCACATCAATATTTTCACTACTGATAATGGTTTTATATCCCATAATGCCGCCGCATGGTGTACCGTCCGTGGGAGTATCAACATACCCAGCAACGCCGCTGAAATTCAATACGTCAGGATTGTTCTCGTCCTGCATCGTACTGAAACTAGAGAAATTAAGCGTTACGCTCTTTCCCTCTGTCTTCTTCTGCTCGTTTCTTTTCGCCATCAGTCTTCTTTTTCACATCCTCTTTTTGGTCTTTGCCTAAACCATTAAATCCACCAGTCTGCACAGCATATTTTTTATTCAATACCGATTTCATTTCTGCCTGAGTCATGTCGTTATACGGACTGTCAATATGCGGCATACCGATAGCATTTCTATACTCTGCAAAGGTAATACCGTTGTTGTTCCATTGTTCCGTGAGCATCGTCTGCTTCTGTTGCTTCTGCGTCAGCGTGTCTTCAAAGACAAACTCGAACTTCAAATAATCGCCCATACCTAAACGACCAATGATTTTCTTGTTAATCTCATCGGCAAGCAGTAAGCAATACGGACGAACCGCTTCATTAAGCATGGACTCATTCTGCTCTTCCACAGTAGAACGGTCTGTATTGCTGCCCTGACCAAGTTTCTTAGGGTCAATACCAAAGGCAAGAGCAATCTCCGTGATTAACTCTTTCTGCCATTCGAGGAACAGCCCTTCGTCACCGTCAGCACCAAGATGAAGTGCTTGAGCACCCTTTGTACCGCCGATAATTGCCTGTTCGCCGCGTCCCTGTACCTCTTCACGCCAATACTTTCTGAACGCATCGAGGTCTGCCTGTGAGACGTTCTCTCCAAGGTCAAGGGCATATTTAGGAATAGCATTGTCGGTCTGTGTAGAAGCGTATTCTTGAGCACTACTTAACGCATTGATATGCTGGAAAGCCGCTTCGATAGGAGATAAACCGTATGGCGTATCGACGGTCTTATTATGCTGCAAATAAAGAACATCCTTGTCATACAGATACGTTCTATTCGCTCCTACGACCTGACAGAATCGGTAAAAATCTGGATTTGTGAAAAACCCTGTGACATATTCAAGAGCGAAACCGTTAATCGGATATAACTTCATTGGTCTGCGAATGTCTCCAGTAAAGACAATCTCGGCCGCTCCATTATCTCCAATCAGGGTTTCATTGATAACCTGTCCCCAGAAAGACTCGTAGGTGTCTGTCTCGTTAGGGTGCAGGATAATATTCTCCAATGCTTTGATAGCAGCACCATAGGTACGTTTATCTCCTGCATTGGTAGGGACAATCCTCCAATTCTGCGCTAATACTCCGTCCCGAATAAGGGAAATAGCACGGTGAGGAATTGCCATTCGAGAAAAGTTCCGCAAGCTCCGTTCGTTTACCTTGATAAGCGAATCTTTTGGAGTAAAGTTAGGCAAAGAAATAATCGTCGTGGCAGACTGCCTTTGAAGGTGTCCGTCAGACGGTGTTTTAATGCCAAGGTGGAAAATCTTCCCGAAAGCTCTTATCTCCATTTTGTGAAAATCCCTCCCATCGGTGTTGGTTTCATGCGCGAGGATAGTCCTCCAAAAACAAGGCGGTGAGACATATCAGGGAAAGCAGCAGAACAAATCATGTTAAGTGCATCCATTCCATCATCACTACCCTTTGGAAATCGTAAAAATTCGTTGACAAGTACAGTCTGGTCTTTGCGGAACTTGATGTATTTGTTCTTGATTCTCGGAATCATACCGCGAAGACGTAACTGCTTTTCAACCTTGCTGTTGTACTCATTAATTGGAATCTGAATACCAGCGTTCAGACCTCTCTTAGCAACTTCATCCTTGAACATTGCTTGGAACTGAACTGTCTCAATCGTCACCGAAACAAGGTGGCTCTGATATTTCATAGAACCCGCAATAATGAGGTCAATGAGCCTGTCTGGCTTAAATCTTCCCATAGTCACATCAAGTACATAGAGGAACCCGTTCTCATCCTTACCAGCGAATATGATTGCTGCTCGGTCTGATTTTGCCTTGCCAAGAGAAGGGTCAACAGCGCCATAAACTTCCTTGATTTCTGGAAGTTCATAGTAGTAATCAAACCACTCAGGAAGGAACTCCGCGTTCGCAGGGTCAATCGGTTCATTCTGATACTCACTTGCAAAAGAACTACTATCGGAAACCCGAAGTTCCATCATATTCTCGTAATAATCTGGAGAACTCTCAGGCCAAAGAGATTCGACACCTTTAAGCATCTCATCTCTGTGCTTCTGATAGAATTGATAGGCATCTTCGCCAGCCTTAGGGTTGTGCTCGTCCGTGAGAATTTGTTCCCAATCATCCCACAACGGAGAATCCGAAAAGTGCTGTACCGCTTGGTATCTCTTTCTGTCCCACATTGAGAACGCAGGAGCAGTTAAGAGCTTTTGCAGTAATGACTCATAGTGAAGCACCGTCCCAATATAGATATAGTCGCTTGTTGGTGTACCTACTGGGATAAGGGCTTTCATAAACCAGTTGAACAACTTTTTTCGTTGCGCTTCTGTCTCTACGTTTTCATCGTTCTCCAAATCATCGATGATGATTAACTCAGGGCGAATCGAGCCGAACTTATTACCGCGAAGTTTCTGTCCAGCACCACGGCCATAAACCTGTACACGGTTAGAAGTAATAATCTTATCTTGCGCCCATTTCTCTTCCGAAACAAGGTCACCAAAATCGGTTTTGATAAGGTCATTTTCTTCAAGTTCTGTCTTTATCGCCGAGATGAAAGAACGCGCTTGGTCTAACGTATCAGAAACGAGCAAAATGTTCCTTTTGTACTTGTAAACTATGCACCAGATAATCAGCAAAAACGAGATAACCTGCGACTTACCATGTCCACGCGGAGCGGCTCGAACATAGAAGTTTTTTCGTCTTTTTCTCCTCAGAATCATGTCCTCTGCGGACTTGAAAATTTCCTTGTGTAAAGGGGAAAATGCACAAGAAAATACCGAGGGGAAATAGGTAAGAGCGAACTTTTCAAGGGAAGTAGCACAGTCTTTCATGCGCTGTCCCGCGTCCTCTCTATCCATTACCGCCTCGGCTGACGTAGTTTCCTCGATTGCCTTTGCTAACTCATCAAAATATCTTTTCTGCTTTATAGAATCACCCCTTTTAGTGCCTTGTCCCTGTCAGCACCTTGGACACTCCCAAATTGCATGTCTTCCTCGTGCCTCAGCCTCGTGCCTACACTCATAAGCTAGGACTTTTGTTTTAGATGGCTCTGATTGTCTCGAACATATCCGAACGTCGAAGCTCTTCAAAGACCTCGGCTTTAACTTGCGGGTATCTGTCTAGGATTTTCAAAAAGACTTCAAGAACTTTTCGCACCTTCTGGATGCCTAGCTGTTCTTTCTGAATTCTTGAAACGCTCTCGTTCAAATCTTCGAGAAACTTGCACGAATGGAGATAGGCGTTTGAGATGGAGGAAATCTCAGACAGCTTCTCTTCATCGTCTTTGAGGTTATCGAGTATTCTGCCGAGCTTGTTTGTATGCCTTACAAGACGGTTGCGGACACTCCATGCCTCGGAAAGAGCATTAAAGCGATTAACCGCTGTTGCGACATCATTCCTGCCTACGTCCGTTAAGCCATGCGCGGCGCAGTATCTTGAAATAGTCATTTTGTTCAACGGCTGCTCGCCAGCTGGGAGGGATTCTCTGTTGATTACATCGGCTACTTCTTCACAGGTAAGCGTCTTGCGGAGTTCAAGAACCTTCCTACCCAACCCGAGTTCATCAATCCTGTACTTCATGTAATCACCTCTCAATTTGTCCTCTCATATATTATCTATGGTGGCTTTTCAAGTAAAAAAGGGCTGAAATTCCAAAAAAAATCATTTTTAATCAAATTTTTAACTAAAATAGCTATAAGATATATCTTTTATAAAGAACCTGAGAGTAAGAACAGGAAGTTGACCTCGGATGCGACGAGGACATGAAGCGATGATTTTGTGACTATATTTTCGTGCTCCTTGTGACGCTCCAGAGCAAAGATGTCATTTTTCGCGTTTTTTACGATAAAAAGTACCCTCGATTTTGCCACGCGATAACTTATACCTGTGAAAGATTCGAGAGGGATTTCCTTCGTAAATTTACGAAGGAAATCCGCTTAAAATCGATTTTACGTTAATTACCTACCCCCTTTTCCCTTGTTGAGAGTCTTCATAGCGGCAGAACGAGCTTTTTTTGTGCTGTCAGAAATACTATTTTTCCCACGTCGGAATGTAAGTAGCTTCTTTGGAACTCGATATTCTACTGCCCAGATATGTCGATTGGTCTTGAATACCTGATAGCGTGGATAAATCTTGTCCAGCTTCGTAATCATCTTCGTGTCGCTTGTCCAAATCCTCATCTCGTCAGGCTCTCGCTCAAACTCAATAACGGTTTCTTGTTCTTCTTTTGCTGTGTACTCTTTCATGTAAACTCCTTTCAGCGTTCGGCTAAAGCCGAATTGTCTTTTCCAGACAATCAAATGTTTGCTAATCGAGGAAATAGGGTTGTGACTGCCTACAAGCGGCGTAGCCGCATACCTAGCCATATAGATATATTTATACCCATTGGTCGTGCGAAGGGGCTTAGAGCGAACGTCAGGCGGTCGGTTTCTATCGACGGCGTGGCTTCGTGATACGCCCGAGTGCGTGGTGAGCGGAACACACACTCTTGGTTCGTCTGCTTGATATATATAAATACATCTACACAGATTGAAACATGAATGTTTCTTTTGCTAATCTCTTACAGAGAGTTTTACTAATCGGAGAAGTTGGTCGGGGGAAGGCTTGTCAAAGCCGACACCGATATTATTTATTTAAGATATACGTTAGTATAGATTAAATAAATAATACATTTTATTAACACCCTTGTATGTATATATATTAATTAGATGGGGTAATTTTTCCCCCTAATTGTGCTGCCTGTCAGATTTGCCCCCTCAGATGGTGATTTTAAGTCGATACAGAGACGGGACTCCCCTCTGGCGCGATGGTGCATATTCAATCATTCCCTTCTCGATTAGTTCCCTTCTTGCTCTATGAATCGTTTTTCTGGCCATTCCAGTATCTTGAACCGCTAGGCGGTCTGTGTAACAGAACTCTCCTTCTCTGCCCTTCCAAGACAAAATGAGAAACAGTTTCAATGCCGATGGCGAGGTTTCCTTGATTCTCTTGATAAATTCGTAGTTCACTTCTTCCTCCTGTGATTCTTCTTCCTGATTCGCGACCATTTCAGCCGACATTTCACCTTTGCGCCGCTATACACTTTCTTCCGATGGGGACATTCATAGACACCTTCCCAGTAGTATAACCCCTGACAGTACATCAAAGCATAGTTCCTCGATAAGCCGATTTTGTTTCCTAGTATCTTCATGGCGTAAAAATTCCCCCTTCATATATTATCCGCGGTGACTTTTCAAGTAAAAACACGCTCAAATACATTAAAGTTACATTAGAATTATATTATAGAAAGCTATAAGAGTTAACATGATGTAATGCTACCCAGTAACACTCAATCATATTGCCTTGACATCCCTTTTGCCATGCGCCCTCGGCGGCTCTGAAATTGTCCTCCCTGAGTGATACTTGACAATAGCGCGTAACACCGTGAGTAACGCCAAAAACTGCTGCCTATGTACACCCTCAACAGACACCATCTTCCTCGATTTGTAAACTAAAAAACGCAAAGTGCTTGACGATGTATACGAGAATAAAGCGCCCCCTAGCTGGATTAAGTGTTTTTTGCAGGTTTGCCGAAAATTGCCCCATCTAGCCCCAATCCTTTAGTTAGTTGAAGAGCCTGTGAAGCCTTATACCACAAGGGCTGGCGGCACTTCCACGTTGCATAATTGATATTATAAAACGATTGAGAATAATTTCCAATAACGTGTATTAATCAAGTTGTCTGACAATTTCTTATTGATAGATTTTCTCATTTACTTTGACCTTTTGTCCTATATCATTTCTGCATATTATGCGCGCGTATTATGCTATTTTTGTATGTACGCCTCCAGTGGACACGTTACTAAAATATACCCCTCTAGGGTATACCAAAGTCAAACTTAATTTTACTTCTATTTTATCCAATTCAATTTAGCTAAATCGTTTTTATCCTTAGTAGCATCAAGGCTTTTCGCATATCCAGTCCCATTTAGTAATATATCTTGTTACATAATCATACCCGATATCATTAAGTCTTATTCAATCATACCTAGTAATACCCTTGCATATCGGAGAAGTGTGTTTTAGCAAAGTAAAGTAAATAGTATTCATACTTGATTGCTATGTTTTAGTAAAGTAAAGAGACAGGAAAATAGTCCTATTTAATTCTCTCAACCCTTGTAATTACTAGCTTCATCGCCCTTGTACTCTCTCGATGCACATTTGTTTTGCCTTATCAAATTATTATTGTCTGACAATTTATTTTTCTTGTTGCCCGCCAGCCCTTGTAATTACTAGCTTCATCACTGTTTTCTACCTTTTTCTAATAAAACAAAATATCCATGCTCATATATCAACGCCCCGCCAGCCCACTAACTACGCCGCCTGATAGCCTTTTCGATTAGCAAAAAATCATCACTTTCTCTCATATAAAAATACACGCGAGGAAATCCCTTATTGATAATATTTCTCAAAGGAATTAAAAATAAAAAGACTTGCACGTTATTCGTCGCTTGCTATAACAAAGTTGCAATCGGGAACGGCCCGAAAGGGAAATGAACCGAAAGCAATCCATCCGACGCCCGCGGGGGGGCCGAACAAGACGCCCCGCTTAAAAGAGAAAGAAAGGAGATGAAAAGGCCGCTATCAGGCCCAGCACGCCCGCCGCAGTCAACTTCTATTAATAGTTCTTTGAAAATTTCATATTGCAGGGGGGTTTCCGTCCCCTTACGGGGATTTTGTTTTTCAACGAAGAAGAGTTTTATTCGACCGTCGCGCCCGCTGATGAAAGTTTCCGTCCCCTTACGGGGATTTTGTTTTTCAACTAAACGAAGCAACAGCTTATTGCAAAAACTGTATAAAACAGTTTCCGTCCCCTTACGGGGATTTTGTTTTTCAACACGCTCGTCGGGAATAGAGTTACGCGAGTACCCTGCTATATGGATTAATATTGACCCGTAGACTCCGAGAACAGGGGACGCGGCCGGCGAGGGCCTCTAACGTGACAGGTTAGTAGGTACGGTGAACCACACTCAAGCCGGTTTTAAGAAGTACCGAAGGCCTTCTTGCGTCTCACACGACAACCGACTCGGGGAGACAGGCCGGAGGGGCGTTAAGTTGCGCCCGCTTGTTGGCAGCACGGTATTACTTTATGTAGTATCGCCGGAGGTCGAGCAGTTCAATAAGGCCGAGTATGACGTCAAGGCGGGCCGCGTTGATAATCTCGGCGTGTTCTGTCAGCAGTTCATGCTGGCCGGTATGAAGGAGGTGAAGTAAAGATGTTCTGGAAAGCGTTCCACTCCTACTACTACACGGAGGACGAGGAAGAACGTGCCGAACTGTTGCAGGACTTCCCCGCCGCCGTGCCGATGACGGAAGAAGAGTTTTATTCGACCGTCGTGCCCGCTGATGAAATCATGGTGACGGGGAACTACCTTCACGCCTATGGAGAAGTAGATTTCCTGTAAGGCACGCGGCCAAACCGACCATTTCCGGCCGCGCCGGGCGTTTGTTTTCGCGCTTGAACGCGCTACGAGCCTACGCAAGTTTCCCCGATTTGCATAGGTTTGCTAATGCTGTCAAGCAGATTTGTTGTTTCTATCTAAGGGAGGAAAAACCATGAAACTTGTCAATCTTACGCCGCACGCTATCAACATCTATGGGCAGGACGCGTCGACGGTGCTCGTCACGGTCGAACCGACTGCGCCCGCCGCTCGTTGCGCCCAGCGCTCCGAGGTTTGCGGGTACGCAGGGGAAATCCCCATCTACCGCATGGAGTTCGGGGAGGTGGAGAACCTGCCCGAGCCTGTCGAGGGAACGGTTTACATTGTCTCGCGGCTGGTCGCTACGGCGGTCAATCGTGCCGATGTGTTCTGCCCTGGCGCGGCGGTACGCGACGAGGCTGGCCGTGTCGTGGGCTGTGTAGGACTGTCCCGCGTGTAAGAGAGAACAAGATACACAAAGGCACTCATGGAAACATGGGTGCTTTTATTGTGTTTTGTTCTAGTTCAAGGGAGGAATTGATTATGAAGTCATTTACCTTTGGTGCGTGGAAAGTATGTATCTGGGAGGCCTTTGATGGTGTGTACCAAGGGGAGGCTGTCCTAACGAAAGCCCCGCCGAAAGGCGCTGATGTACCTTCTATCATGC